AAAGGCGATTCTGTTAAACATGGGGTCTGCTACCGCCATCAGTTCAATTACTTATGTGGACGATGATGGTGCAACTCAAACACTTGCAACCGACCAGTACCAACTCGATTCTGGACGTAATGCAGTCACCTGCCTCAACGACGACGACGGGTGGCCGGAAACATTACTAACTCCAAGCGAACGGGATACAGTCTTTGTAAACTTCACATGTGGAGTCACCAGCGAAGACTGCCTGCCTCGGTTGTTTAAGCAAGCGATCCTCTTAGAGGTCGGTCGTTATTACTTCGATCCGGCTCAAGAGAACTTGGTCAACAGCAATGATGGACGAAGTTATGAAAACATCGTCAAGAAGCTGATCAGGAGTTCCTATCCGTAATGCCCAAGGTTACAGGATTTAACCGAAAGAGGATTGGTCATCGCAATTATTTGGCGACCATACAAAATCCTCCGACTACTCAGGATGAGTATGGGCAGATCAGTTACAGCAGTGGGTCATGGACGACCGCTGTTGCTGACTGGCCTTGCGAACTAATTGATACTTCTGGCGGTGAGATCATCGATGGAATGATGACCAAGACCGCAACAGAAAAAGTTGCCATAGGCGATAAACCACAGATTGATGCAGCAATAGTGACTGCTCAGAGCCGCTGTATAATTGATGGAAAGACATACGGTATTACAGCAGTCAGAGATGTGTCTGGTGATGGATTCACTGTGCGACTCGAACTGAGAAGTACCAAGTGAGCCAAAAAACAAATATAGACAGAAAGACTAGAACTTTTATCTCATCCATGTCTGGGAGAGGTGGCAAGGGAACCAAAGTTCGAGTCAACATGACGAACTTAGCAAAGGACTTAGACCTTCTTGATGAAGAACTTCTAAAAAAGGTTTGTCCAACTGCTGTCGGGTATGCGGGAACGATTGTCAGGAAGCAAGTCGTCCAAAACATAAGATCAGGCGGCGGTGAAAAGCATATCGGGATGTCTCGTAAAACAGGCACTCGAAAGAAGTGGTCGAGGAAAGTTGTAAAATCAAGAGGTGTCAACGGGCCGTCTTTAGGAGACAAAGGCACTGTCATCAAAAAGAACATCAGCCGAAAGGCCGGTGGATTGATGTCAAGCCAGATCGTTGGGCCTAAATACGACTCTGGTGATACAGCAAAGAATTTTGCTCACACACATGAACCAAGAGAAGGTCAGTTTTCTGGCGCGCCAAATCATAAGTGGTGGCCGAGAAAAAGAATGAACCTATCTAACCTTCTAAAAAGAAAGTGGCTTGTCAGTGGCAGGGAAACCACTAGGCGTGGCGCACCATTGAAGCCAAGACCGTTCATGGAACCAGCGGCTTCACAGACAATGAATGAACAAGAAGCAGCAATTTTCAGGGCTCTGGAACGCTGGGAAATTGATTTTGGTGAGATTAACGGGACGACCGGAGAGTTCGGATGAGGCCAGTACCGCAAATCATTAGCCTTCTGCGTGCTGACCCATCTGTTTCTGATCTCATCAATCAAAGAGTTTATGCAGATAATCCACCACAGGATGACGACCTTCCATTTGTCGTCCTCACGATTGAAAACACAAACGCTCGTGCCGCATTAGATAACTGCCAAATCAAACTGTACGCCGCGAGAATGAAGGTTGATATCGTTTGCTCAAGCAGATCGCTGGCCGAAGAAGTTCAAGAAAAAATCGAAGATGCCTTGGTCGGTTACACATCATCTGATTCAACACACCCAATCCAAGGGGTTGTCGTTGACTCAGGAGTTTCTTGGGAACTTTTAGTCCCAACTGACGGGTCAGACGAAAGAGGCTACTGGTGTAGCCAAGACTATTTCATCAATTACGCAAGAGCATAGGAATAATTAGATGGCTGTAGAAGGCTACCATGCACAGGGAACGACTGTAACCCTCACGACCGGCGGCGCAGTTGGGTGCGTCCGTTCAGTATCTCTACCTGAATTTTCACTTGAAGCAATCGACGCAAGTTGCCTTGAGGATTCCGTTGGTGGCTTCATGAAGAAGCTTTCCGGCGGTCTTATCGATGCAGGTGAGGTGCAAGTCACCTATGTGAGCGTTGGCGCACCTGATGTTCCAGATGGATCTCAAGATACGCTGACCATTGTTGTTCCTGCTGCTGCCGGAGCAAGTTCTAACGGAACGCAAGCTGGTTACACGATCACCGGAACTGGCTTTATCTCATCTGCTTCCGGCGGATCTCTTGAGATCAACGGACTGATGGAAAACAGTTTCACCTTCGTTTTCGATGGCGACACTGGTCCAACCATCTCGTAAATGAATTAACTCCTCCACCACCACCAAGGAGATGTCATGTCTCAACATGTCGAACTTGAAACGCATGTCGGAATCCATTTAGCGACAAAGAAAGAAGTAGTACACGAGCAGTACTGGGTCTTTCTGTGTGATGAAGACTCTCGCCAAAAGATCGGACTGATTGGATGGAAAGAGCGAAGCAAATTGATCTTTTTTCAGAAGGTCGATCCAGTGACTTCTAAATGGATTGAAGAAGAGGTTGCAAAGTTGATGGAGCGTGAAAACGTCACATCAATCGAGCCACCTGAAATACCCGAGGAACTGCTTAATCAGGATGATGACGATGAGCTTGACGAAGAAACAATTATTGGCTGAGTTAGTTTGCACTAAACCTGAAAAACTCAAGGAACATGTATTTGGGCAAGAAGCCTGGGTCAAACCTGTTTCTGAGTTCCAGAGATCACGGCGACTTGCTGCTCTTTACGGCAAGGATGGCGAGGTTTCACGAGATGCTATCAGGAAAGCAAGGCTCTACACCATTGTTGACCACTTATGTGACCAGAATGGTGAGAACTTATTCAAAGAGTCCGACATCAAAGATCTTATGGAGCTTGATGCTTTAAAGCTAGATGTTGTGATTGGCTGCATCGAGCAATGGGTGTCTTCTCGCGAGGGAAAGATCCTCGGCGGATCGAAAAAATAGCCAAAGAGTTTGACAGGAATCACAGACTGTCATGGGCATTTTCGATCTGCCAAGACCTCGGGATTGATGATCCTATCTCTTGGATGAACGCATGTCCTGTTTTGCTGGACTGGTGGATCGGCTATCGAATCCACAAAAGCGAGCGTGAGCGTGAGGCTTACGACAAAGCATCCGGCAAAAGCAAGACTAAGCTCAGTGGCGATTCTCTTTACGATCACTTGGAGCAATTAGCTGATGGCCGCAAACCGAGTCGGGGCTCTATACTACGAAGCGATACTCGACCCTAGAGGTTTCTCTAGGGGCGTTCTAAAAGTACGCAATGATCAGGCGGTTCTTGCGGCGGCCATCAAGGATACGTCTGACCCTCTTGATAAACTCCGAGCGGAGTTGCAAACCCTTGATCGAGTCTATGAAGAAATAGCGGCTAAAGATCCGTTTGAAGGACAGCAAGAGTCTCTTGATGCTTTGGTCAAGAAGACGATGATGCTGTCTGACGAATTAGAGGAAATGCAAGCTGCTCCACAGCGTGAAGCTGATGTAAGTGCAGAGGCAGATCGACAGAAAGAAGCAGATGCTGAAGCAGCTAGGCAGGAAGACCTTAAAAAGCGTTATCTAGCTATTGCGAAGTCTCGCAAAGAACGGCTAGCCGAGCTTGGGCGAAAGAGACAAGAGGAACATGTTGCTGAACTGCAAAGAATTGAAAGCGAGAAAGCTGCACTTGAAAAATCTCAGCAAGCTGAGTTAGACCGTCAAAATCAAATACAAGATCGATATCTAGCAATAGCAAGAGCTAGGCAGCAGAGACTGGAAGAAGAAAGGAGGGCCAAGGAGAAAGCTGATAAAGAAGATCAAAAAAGAGCAGAGAAAGCTGCCAAGGATGAAGAATCTCGTCAAAAAACAATTCAGAAACGGTGGCTTGCGGTAGCAAAATCTCGAAAAGAAAGGCTTGAAAGAGAAGAGAAAGAAAAAGAAGCAGCAAAGAAAGCGGAGCTAGACCGAGAGCAAGAAAAACAAGACCGGTGGATGGCACTAGCTAAACAGCGTACTGATCGTTTAGCGCAAGAAGCAAAAGCAAAAGAGGACGCTGAAAAGGCCGCGCAAAAAAAAGCAGAAGAAACAGCCAAAGCAGAGAAGAAAGCAGCTAAAGAAGCAGAAGCTCATGAACGCAGGATGAAAACCTTGCAGACTGAGCGTATGGCAAAGCGTCTTGCTAATGCTGGTCAATACATGACATCCTTCAAGGGGATGAAAATTCTTTTTGCTGATCTCCAAAAGTCTATAGGCGGAGTTGGATCTGGTCTTTCAAGGATGGCCGGTAACCTAGCCCAAGCTGCTGGCATGGGTCCACAGATTCAAGGTCTTGCAAGGGTATTCGGAACCCTTGGGATAAAAGTTCTTGCTGTAGTTGCTGCAATCTATGCGGTTGGCAAGGCCATGCTTTCGGCTGCAAAGGCTGCTGATGCGTTTGAACTAAGGCAGATAAAAATCATCTCTGCAATGCAAGGCAATGAGCTTAGGGCAAAAGCACTTACTGAGCAGATGCGTGAGTATGCTGCAAAGACATCTTACAGCACCGCTCAGATGCAGGACTTCGCAGCCAAGCTCCTAGCCCTCGGTGTAGTTGCGAGTGACATCCCTGACCTTGCTGAAAAGCTCGGCGGTCTTGCGATGGGTGATTCAGAGAAACTAAAGAGAATTGCAAAAGCGTATTCTGACGTTCAGGCCAAGGGTCGCCTGATGGCTCAGGAGGCTAATCAGTTTGCAGAGGCTTTGGTTCCCCTTGAGAGGGCTCTTCTTGCTAACGGTGTAGCAAAGAGTCGGCTTGAACTCCGAGCCATGATGGAGCAGGGGGAAATCTCTGCAAAGATGGTTGATGAAGCTCTTGAAAAAGCAGCCGAGATGGTTGGTGCTGAAGAGGCTATGGAGCGTCGGCAAGATACGATTGCTGGGCAGCTTGACGAGATGAAAGCTTCATTTGCAGAAATATGGAGGCTGCTAGGAGGCCCAATACAAAACACGCTAGTTAGTGTGTTAAAAGTCATCAACTTCTTCCTCAAAGGCGTTGAGAAAGCAGCGTATTACTTCGATGTTATTTATGGAAAGTGTGATCTAACATACGGGCTTTTGGTCAACACATGGCTGGTTCATGACAACATCTTCAAGCTGCTTACAGGACAGACTGCTGCACTTGAAGAGCAAGCAAGAATTGATGGAGAGATAGCAGATGCTAAAGCCAAGCGTGAGGCGGCAGAGCTAGAAGAGCTAGAACGCCAACAGAAGCGTCAAGCAAATTATGACGAGATGCTTCAGAGTCTTACTGACGAGCTTCAAAGCTATTACGACAGATTCAATAACGAAGAGAAGCTTGCTGAAATGCAATTCGAGAGGATGCTTGCTGAGAAGCTTGCACTCGAAGAAATAGATGAAAAACAAGCTGAAATGCTTCGTCGCCAATACCAGTTTGTTCAGGCTGAAAAAGAGAGACTTGAGCTAGAGAAGGAAAGAGCCGAAGAAGCCAAGAAGATTGCTGAAGAAGAAAAGAAGATGCAGAAAGAGGTTGACGACGAGTTCGACCGAGAAATGAAACGCATTGAGGATGAAGCCAAGAAACGCGAAGAAGACCTATACAAGCAAGCTGAAGAAAGAGAACAGGAAGCTGAAAACAGGGTCAAAGAGCGTCAGCAACTAGGACAGCAAGCTGACGCAGGTGCTGGTGCATCGTTTGAGGCAGGCTCTGTAGAAGAGTTCAACATGCTTCGCCAGATGGAAATGCAGGCGAGGAGAGATGCACAGCAAGTGATCTTTGAACAAGAGGCTGCAAAGGCTCGCAGGGAAAGTAACGAACTGTTGAGCAAGATGTTGCTTGAGTTGCAATCGGAAACTCAGCAGCAAAAGGATGATGCACAGTGGAACTACTACGGCGAGTAATTGATGTATTTAGATATTAAAGAAACCCTCGAAACATCTTTTTCGATCAAAGGATCGAAAAGCTCCGCTGGCAAGTCTCTTGTCAACCATACGGCCAAGAAGCAATTCAGGGTCGAGATGAAGCGGTCTTTCAGCTTTGAGGCAATGCAGTTCGGTGATGTAACTGAAGGTCATGTGGCATGTGATCCAAGGCTTCCTGTCGTCAACAGAAGCACATGGTATTCATCGCTTACTAGCTTATCCATGCCATTTGCTGTCTGCACCAGTAAGGATGTTACTCGGGATTC